GTTTGGATTTGATGTAGCACTTGTACCATCTGAACTAGCTCTAAAAAATTTATATTCAGCTTGACCCTCAATTAAATCAAGATCAAGTTCTCCTATTTCCCAATAGTGAATACCTCTATTGCCCCACTCTTGAAGCATTATATTTAGTGATCTTCTAGAAGTTTTTAATTGATATCCTGAAACTTGTTGAATACCTAATCGTTCAAAAGCTTCTTCTACTATTTCATCAATAGAAAAAGTTTTGTCGAACGTTGTAGTTCCAGAGGTCGTATTAGCCATTTAGCCTCCTAGCCAGTATATCCGATAGTAACAGATCCTGATCCAGTTACATCTGCATAGATCGTATTTTCAAATCTAATTCCATTTCCAGGTATATACATATCTAATCCTTCACTTCCAAAAGTAGATTCAAATATAATATTTCCAGATGCAGTTGCTGCATCATAAAGTTTTATATTTGTAACTCCTGTAGCTTGAATGTATGTAACTCTAGCAGGACCAATATTAGTAGATCCTCCAGAAAAAGTTTTCACCTGTCCGTCAGCTGTAAGTGTTGTAAATTTTTGGTCTGATGACATATTGTTTTCTCCGTTAAAATTAATATGTGGGGCCGAAGCCCCACACTAATTATTTATTAGCTTAAATTATTATTCTGTTGGTACAAAATAGTAATTCTAACTTCACCAGCAGTTGTAGCTGCTGAGTTAGTTACGTTAAGTCTTTGATCAGAAGTTCCTATGTCTTCCCAAGCTAAAGCTCCACCTGCTTGAGTCGTAGGGTATTTTCTACCCGCAGTAGTTCCGATTGCAAACGTGTTAACAAGAGCAGTAGCTGCTCCTCCAACAAAACCAACACTAATATTAGTTGCGTCTGATGATGCTGTAATTACATCAATTACACAATCAATAATTTGTGAGTTTGCTGGAATGATTACATCTGTTGCTGAAGCTGCAAGTGCTCCACCTGCTAAACTTGCTGCAAATGTTTGAGCCATTACAACTTGTCCTGTGTTTTTCATGTCAGTTCCAACAGTAGTACCTGTAGTATTTTTAATAGTACCAGCTAATATTGGTCCTGAAAATGTAGTTTGTGCCATAATTATATCCTCCTAGTTTCCGAACACTGTCTCTAGGCCGTCGACTATACTCGTCAGCGTTCTAATTAATTGTATAGTGACAAAAGTATATACTAGTTTTGAGTAGAGTGCAAGAGAGCCTGTAATGTGGAGTGGAATTTTTCCAACGATGTAGCTTTTGTTTAAGTAGCTACTGAAACTTCTGGAGCAGAACCTTCAACATTGTTCTGTCTATGGGCAATTGCTGCTTCTTCCAGCTTGATCTTTGTGATGATCTCTTTTACTTTGTCATCAATCTTGACCATTTCAAGAGTATATCTGTTATTATCCAGATGCTCCTGTTCCCACTTCAACTCCAAGGACCTTTTTGCTTTGTATAGGTCTTGTATCATCTATAACCTCCTCATAGGTTATTCTATTAACCTTGTTGTCATAACTAACTCCAAGGTTTTCCCAAACTATACTGTTTTCTCCAAGTTTGTCAAGGATAGATTGTTCCAGGTCAGTTGGGGAATCTTCTGATTCTACTTCAAATTTAGCGTGATGATCGTACGCCCAAATGTTAACTAAAAATTTTTTCATGAATCTCACCGTTTATTTTGTAATTGTGGCGGAACTATGTCCCGCCACAAAATATATTGATTACGCTCCTGGCGAACCAAAAATACCTCTAGGGTCAGAAACTCCGAAAGAGTATCTTTCTCTAGCTTTGTATCTTACGTTACCAGTGTCAAAGTCGCCTTCCATTGCAGTTGTCAATGGTGCTCTGTTGAACATTTTCATACCATTAGGTACGTCTGTTAAGATATAGAACGCATCTGCATCTGTTAAGTAGTTGTTCACTCTATAACCTTGAGGAACCATACCCATAGATACGATTGCATTGATATCGTTATCAGCTGTTCCAACTCTACCTTGAGACTTCATAAGTCTTTCAGCTGTAAATTGTAGCTCAGAAGGAATAATCATTTTTACTCCTCTTGCTGCAACTCTTAAACCTCTTTCATCAGTCATTTTACCAATGTCAATCATTGATTGCTCTAATGAAGTTTCGTTCAAGTCAGAAGAAGTCGCTAATTCATTAGCGAACGTTCCTGCTACAGTCGGGTGGTTAGTAGCCATTAATGCTACACCGTCACCAGATTGGAAAGTTGTGAAACCATTAATTAATGGATCAACAGCTTTTACTTGCTTAGCGTTACTCATAGATCTAGCTAAAGCTTTTGTATATCTAGACGCAAGTCTATCATACAAGTTGTCCTCAATCGCTTCTTCAGTGATTGCGAACGCTAAAGCTACAGTCTCGTGAGTGTATCTAGCAGTGAAAGTTTCTTGCGCTTCATCAAATGAAACACCAGCACCTTCACCTTTAACTTGTGCGTTAGCGAAACCAGATAACATAACTTCTTCTTCAAAAGCTCTGTCAGATGATTCCTCAGTATAAATCTCAGCATGCTGATTTTCATACCTTTTATATTCCAGGCCGAATAGTGCATTCAATCCTGGCTCTAGTTCTTTAACTAGTTGTGATCGTGATATTGCCATAATTTATCTCCTATTCTCCTATTACGATTGTAGCTCGATTAGATTCGGACAAACAACCACTGAACAGAAAGCTGCAGTAATATCCTCATTTTCAGGATCTTCTGCTACTCTTAATAGTCTTAGTGATTTGTCGTCTGCGCCAGTAGTGCCGATATCTAAAGTCGAAGATGATCTACCAGTGGTATCGCTACCAGCTGATGCATTCATGTCATAAGACTCTAAAAATCCTGCCTGTGTTACCGCAGCATCTGTTGCTACTACATATTGTTGGTGTGGGTTATCGAATACAAAAGCAGTGATGTCTTCACTGTTTGCTGGTGTAATCGTTGCTTTGTAGAAATTTGCAAACGTTGGCTTCAAAGTTGTAGCCGCGTTGTAGAAAATTCCGTTAAGCGTTCCAATTACAGGTGCAGCGGCCGTTTGACCGTCCACAATATAACCAGCAGCAGATTTTACCATTCCGCCGTTGTATATAGTAGTACCATAACCCGCATCGATTTTGTATTTACCTTGACCAGAAGTTGCTGGAGTTGAACCCAGAACGCCTGCTGCAGTATAACCAAAACCTTGTTCGTTTCTATTTGCCATAGTTATTACTCCTTATGTACCTGCCCCGAAGGGCCTCCAGTACGGTTTAATTTAATTCAGTGATTTAAAAATTACTTTTTAGTACCACCGAAGGTTACACGAGATTGTCTATCAACATTGATAGGCATTCTACTATCCTGCTCCCTCATAAGGTCGTTGTTTACGGCTTCGTTACGTTCTTTATGTCTATCAGACATATATTGTTGACGTTGCTCTGCGATCTCATTAGGTACCTTCGCAAGAAGAAGGCCACCAACCCCAATCACTCCCTTGTATTTACCGTCTTCAACGGTTGGGTAATCGCTTGCATTTTCGACTTCTTCAGATCTAACTAATTCATAACCTTCTCTTAAACGTCCAGTTATATTTTTTGTATCTTGAAAGCCTACAACTTCAGCTCTTATCCATCTATACCTGAATCCATCAGGTGCAGGGGGTGCATCTAGAGATGATGGTGGAACCCACACTTTTGGTCTTTCAGACTTTGACCGTGTTTGGCTCGCACGAGAAGTATTTTCTTTTTTTTCCATTTTACGCTCCTTCCTTCGTGTGTTTTAATTGTTTTGCGTACTCTTCGAGTGGCACACCTAATTTTTTAGCTATTGCTACCTGTGATGATGTGAGTCTCACAGTTTTGCGACCAGGCTTTACGCTTCTTGTAGCTGAAGCCACTGTCTGAACAGGGGCGGCCGATTGCTTAGTTTCAGTATTACCAAATTTATGCGGAAAGTCAATTCTTATTCTTTTATCAACCTCTGCATAGTACTCATCTGAGTTAGGATCATATCCTTCTTTTTCCGTTAAATCCTTGTGTATCTCAAAAGCCGTGTATGTCATAGGCTTATCAGTACCAAACCATGTGTTCTTAGAAGCCCATGCTTCAGCTTTAGGATCTGGATTAATTGGATCGTCCATTTGTTGGGTCTGAACCGGTGGCTCAGACAAAGTAACGGGTTTCTCTGCCCGTTGTTCTTCTCTACCAGCTTTGGCTTGCTCTAGTTTTGCATTCTCAAAAGCAAGAGTTGCAATTCTTTTGTTTGCCTCAACTTGAGCCTGGGCATCTCCATTTTCAATAGCCGCTGCAAGTTCTTTTTGTGCAGCTTCCATTCCTGTAGAAATACTTGTCTCAAATTTTTTAACATAGTCAGCATCAGTTTTTTCAAACCTAGCTTCTAATGCTCTTCTTCTTTCCTCTACACCTTTAGCATAATCAATAGCGGCTTGTTCTCTTCTTTCCGCTTCTCTCATCTTACGAGTTAGTTTCGCAATACGAGATTGTACACCTTTGCTGTAGTCCTCTAAAGTTTCGTCAGATTTTTTTTCTTCTAACTTTGTTTCTCTTTCATTTTCATATGATTTATCTGTTCCTTGTTCTTTATCCGTGCTTTCCGTTTCTACAACGGCTTCTTCTTTCGTTTCTTCAATATCTATTTCTGCATCAGGTCCTGATGTATCGATAGGTACTAGTTTTTTTTCTTCGTCTGGCATAGTTACTCCTTCCTATGATTAAAACTCATGCAAGATGTCCTCTGGACTATCAATTGTTGCTAACACTTCGTCGTCGTTTAGCAGACGAATTTCCCCACCATCTATCTTGATCCTTGATCCGGCGTAACGTGCAAACATTACCCAATCATTGACCTTGCACCACGGGCCTTCAGGATACCTCTCCTTATCCTTATAACATTGAGGACCCATAGCTAAAACCAAACCACATTGTGAAGCGACTTGTTGCTTTTCCAAAGTAGTTTCGGCTAATACTAATCCACCTTTAGTCTTTTCTTTCATCTTGAAAGGTAAAACTAAAATTCTCCAACCCGTAGGTTGTGGGACTTTTCCTTCTTCTTTTTTCTCTGATTTCTTTACACCAATAAGATCATT